CCATGATAGGCTTCGTGATTATGCGTGTATTCACGCCTCACCCAACACTTGAAGTGAGGTATATTGCTTTGAAGATATGGCATTAAGCTTTAGTGAGCTTGTAACCTTTTGCTTTAGCCGCAGAGCGAATCTGAGCAAGGGTCATTGGCTTGGCAGTTCTTCCACCACGCTTCATACCCTTTGACTTCATCATCCCGCCACGTTTCATGCCCTTAGATTTCATCATGCCGCCGCGCTTCATGCCTTTGGACTTCATCATGCCTCCACGACGATACCCCTTAGACTTCATAGCTCCGCCACGCTTCATACCTTTGGATTTAATTTTACGTTTCATAATTTACCTCACTCTGAAACTACCGCCTCTAGTCGCCGCACCCATGCCACGCACTGTGCCGCCAACCGATTTCTTAATAACACCGCCTGAGCTTTTGCTCTTTGCTTGCTTGCTTTTAAGATAGCTGTCTACCTTGCCATAGCCTCCAGCCTTTTCAAGCTCTGACTTTGTAGCCACGGAATATTGCCTTCCTTTGAAAGAGAACTTGGTAGCACCGCCCGCCTTATATTTCTTTCTAGCTTCTGCGTATTTCTTTTTGAAATCGCTCATATCTGCTTTGTTGGGTTTTTTAAGCGTGTCTTTTGAACCGCTTGTGCCTGCTACTTTATTTCTGTCTGAGGTTTGCTTGCCCCTAATTTGACCGCTTCCAGTGTCTTGATTGGTTTTATTGGTTTGATTCTGGCTTTTGTTGGTGGTGGTTTTGTCTTCTTTGGGCTTCTGAGATGTGCTGACTGTAGATGCGCTTGCAGTCCCCGGCTTTTTTTCGTCACCAGTTAGCGACGCCCCAAGTCCCACCAAGCCAACGCCCGCCGGAACAGCAAACGGCGCGGCCTTGCCGCCCACTTCCTTTGCCTTCTTAACTCTTGAAACACCAGCCTTAACACTTTTCTTTCTTTTGTCGCCTATTCCAACAAACTCTCCCGCTTCCTTTACTTTCTTGGTAACGGTTTGGCCCGCCTTGGTGTTCCCAATAGCATCTAAAACATCTTTAACTTTTTTAAGTTTACTCACAATAGACTCCTATGCATTAGGCGTATAAGCTATTCCACCCATACCAGAGTGGACACTGCAATAATAATATAACGTCGGCGCTCCAACCGCAACCTCTATGCGGGTAAATGCACCGCTTTGTCCGGGATAACCATTTGTGGTAACGCCAGTGGTATACTCGGAGCCTCCCGCATGAGTTCCGTTTGGCGTCGTAGAGAAGCGAAACGGGTGACCATCGTTTGAGCTATCAGATTGGTCAAATACCCATACCTGACCTTCTGTGAGCCGCAGAGTGGGGCTTGGTGATGAGGATAGTGAGCGTATGTAGTATTTATTGCCTGTGCCGTAGTCATTCGTGCCAGAGGCAACGCTTACATTGTATGTCACTGTGTTCTTGACGCTAATAGCAACATTACCGACAGAACCTGTAATGTCTGTAAACAAACCGCCTACAGGGTTATACCCAAAAGCTGAATCATGGCTGTTGTCTGGTCTAGGGTCTTTGAGAGACTGTGGGTCTGTAACCTTCAGCCTGCCTACAAAGTTTTGCGGGTGGTCGCCGTCCATAACATCTTTGCCCACAAGCAAACCCGTGCGAACACCGTTCTGGAACTCAGGCACAAGCTCTTTTAGAGGATATCTAAACCCTGTTCTGTCGCAGTACCCATACGCCTTGCTACCACGCGAGTACACCTAACCCTCCACATACAAAGAGCTAAATGGTACAAATCGTACAGAAACCCTGTCAGCGTCTTCCCCTGCGGCAAGCTGATACTGAAACTCGTACTCTTCTTTCAAGGCCGCCGCACGGTCTGCGCCTTCCGGCTTCTTCATTGCTATTTGATATGCAAGCCCAGCCACCAAGCATGGAACCCATCTTGGCGGTATGAAGTTAGTGGTTGTTCCAGATATGCCGCTTGCCAGCCCGTCAGTGCCAACCAACCTGTAATAAAACAGGGTATAGGTAGAAGCACTGTCAGGCACAGGCCAAAGGGTTACTTGTGTAGAACCTGCTAACCTTTCGACGAAGATTTGGGTCGGCCTACCTTGCGTGTTTTTTTGGTTTTGTTGGGCGTAGGTTGAGACGCTGATTCTTTCGAGGTTGGTGTCGGTTTGGTTGGTTCCTGTCCCCGTCCGAAGTTGGTGTTCCAGAAGGTCAACAGTGTCCGTCGGGAGAGTATACGTTGCAGTCCCTGCGGTAATAGATTGCGTACCGCCCGCAATGGTCCAAAGATTAAGTCCACGATTTTGCCACTCCAATGTTAAAAGGTTAAAACTACGTCGGGCAGTCTTTAGGTCATAACCAGAGCGAAGCTCTGTGCCTGCCCGTTCAAAGGCTTCTTCAAAAATCTCAGGTAAATCTGGTGTAACTACTGCCATCTACTTACGCCTTTTCTTTCTGCCAGCGCAATGCGCTCTTTCGCTAAAGCCTTTTGGGTTTTTGCAGTTCACGGATTTCTTCCGCTTTTGTGACCACTTCCGGCTTCCCCTTGCTTTAGTCACCTGACTACCCATGTTGGCTCTGGACATAGCCATTACGTCTTTCTATGCCTCCGAACCTTTTTCGCCACCCTCTTGGGCTGTTTAGAAAACTGCTTGCCCTTCTTGGTGTCTGCCCTCTTTTTTCTAGTCGTTGCCGCATATTCTTTTGCAGACAAAGACTTTATGGCGCTAGAAGGCAGGTAACGCTCACCAGTTGCTTTTGCTCCTTGTGTGCTTGGCTTACCAGACTTAGTCCGCCATTTTTGCTTAGTCCATTTCTCTAAGCTTTTCTGAGACTTTTTTCTTGCCATATCAAATAATACTATGAAAACACAGCCAGAACAATAAGAAGAAAGACAACAGACACGCCTGCAATTATGGAAGCAACGAGCATGCCAAATTTAATTTCTTCATTTCTTTTTTTCCTTTTTCTTTCTGCCTCTATCTTGGCCTGCTTGATAGCCTCCTTTTCCTCGGCAATCCTTTTGTTTCTTTCGGCAATGATAGCTCGCCACGTTCCGTAGCCAAACCTATTATCAATTAATACAGAAATTTCTTGGAGTTGCTCCTGAGCTAATTTGGCATCTATGACAGAATGAGCCGCCTCCTTGGATTGACCAATAATTGATTTATCGCCAAATCGCTTTTTTTGTACTTGCTTTTCTCCTTCAAAAAGGCCGTCCAATGCGCCTGCTATATCCCTTATATCATTTACGGTGCTGATATTGCTTTTAATAAAATCCACAGACTTCTGGACTAAAGCAATGCCTGCTAAACCTGTTGATATGGGGTCCATGTTTCACCTAGTCTCTGTAGCCTCCGCCAGCTTTCTTGTAAGCCGAGGCTAACATCTGAGCCTTTCTAGCGCTCCACTGACCGGGCTTGCCCCCCTTCCCGCCAGCTTTGATTCTGTTAAATAACTTTTTTCTCATGGTGGGCTTTGTATAATTGCCCGCCTCGTTAACTCTTGATTTGGTTTTGCCGCCCTTCTTCATAGCAATGGGTTTGGGACAGCCTTTTCTTCCTGCCTTCATGCCTTTTTCCTGCCATATTTCTTGTGCTTCTGTGACTTGGGAGGTGACTTCTTAGAGCCGCCCTTTGACCACAACTCTTTGTTTGCCCAATAAGCCGCAGACATTTTGCCCTTGGCTATGTTCTTTCCGTGTCGTGACTTGAAGCTTTTTCGTGCCGCCGCAGAATAGTTGTGTCCCATAGAGCTATCGCCATAGTGGATGAGCTTAACCTTGTCACCCTCTTTGGCGAGAACCATGCCCTTTTTCCCAGCACGATTAGAGCGCTTTGGCTTGTTAAAGCCCGCAAACTTTGTGCCTCTATATTCAATACCCCCGCTAGGGAGGCGCTTTACGCCGGGATATTTTGTTTTAGACATTAGGACAGAAACACTGTCACGCTATCACAGTTGGTCAAATCCAAGTATACATCCGTTTCAAACAATATGCCGTTATCAGGTATGTTTACAGCATGCGTTTGAGAGGTGGTAAACGACACATCAATAAGAGATGTGCCGCTTGCACCGCCGTCCTTCAGCACAACTTGAGGGCTTCCAGAACTTGCTGTCTTTACATGAATTTGACGCACCCGCGCACGATTAGCAAACACCGTGGCATCTGCCGTTTTGGTTACTGCGAATACATCTGTATGTGCCATGATAGCCCCCTAGAATAATGAGTATTCTAGTTCAACAGTAAAGCGTCCTGCTGATGCGTCTGCGTTTAGCGCTGTTGTCGCCGCCGCATAAAGGTTTACGCTCGCGATAGGCGCAGAAACATTTGGCTCAAACACATGGAAATTGCCTGCTGTGTCATTAAAGTTAATATCAATTTCAGTTACAGAACCTGCGGCAGAAACCTGCGGGTCAAAAATGGTTACGCCTGCACCAACAATCTCTGTGCCAGAAGACACGGCGGCGTTGGTTGCTGTGCCTGAAGTTGCACTAAGCTGTAGGCTACCAGCGAGGGTTTGCCCACATGCTGTTGTAATACCAATTACTGCTTTATGAATAAAAAACTTTGTGGGTGTTACTATGCCGTCTGGTGCGTCTGTGTTCAGAGCGCCAAGTTCTACAAGAACATCACCATCTGCATACGCAGAAGCTGTGTCTGTAGCGGCAAGAGTGCCAACAAATGTTTGGATTTTTCTAGTGCCAAGTGAAATAAGCTGACCAGTAGAATTTACAGAGAAACCTGTTTCTGTAATTGCACCAGTTGTAGCGTTTTTGTTAATAACATTGAATCCGCCTTCGGAACGAATCGGACCCGAAAAAGTAGAGTTAGCCATATCTATCTCCTGTCGTGGCTAGTGTCAGTCACACCATGTGACTGTCAGGAATATAAATAGGATACCCCATAAAAAAGGGGGCGGCAACAGCCACCCCCCTAAAAGTTATAAGTAACTTTTTACGCTCCCGGCGAACCGTAGATACCAAGTGGGTCGCTGACGCCGAAGCTGTAACGCTCACGAGCTTTGTAGCGAACATTACCTGTATCGAAGTCACCATCCATTTGCGTAGTCATTGGAGTTCTCTCGAAATGCTTCATGCCGTTAGGAACATCGGTAATCAAGAAGAAAGCGTCTGTGTCAGTCAGATAGTGATTGACACGGAAACCTTCAGGAATTGACCCGTTGTTCACCAATGCATTGATGTCATTGTCGGAGGTTCCTGTCCGCATTTCAGATTGGAGCAATCTGGTCGCCACAAACATTAGCGCTGGTGGGACAATCAACTTACGCGGACGTGCCGCAATAAGTAGACCGCGCTCATCAACAAAGGCGGCAATGTCAATGACAGCTTGTTCGAGAGATGTCTCGTTCAAGTCCGCGTCTGTGCTAAGTCTGTTGGCGTTGTTTCCGCCCTGCACTGTGGGGTGCGCTGTGTTAAACAGTGTCACACCATCGCCAGATTGGAATGTGTCAAAGCCAGTATTCAGCAACGCCGCCGCTTTGGTCTGCTTGGTATATGCCATAGCGCGAGC